CCGTCGATTAACGTCTGGCCAGCCCCAGACCAAGATAACTATTATACCTTTGTCTACTGGCGCTTGCGCCGCTTACAGGATGCTGGTGATGGTGTTACTACGCAAGATATACCGTTTAGGTTCATCCCTTGTATGGTGGCTGGTCTCGCGTATCACCTATCCTTGAAAATCCCCGGTGCGCTTGAGCGTTCTGTTGGGTTGAAGATGCAGTACGAAGAACTCTGGCAGCAGGCTGCTGATGAGGACCGCGAGAAGGCACCATTACGCCTTGCGCCTCGTCAGTATTTCCGGTGACGTGTGCCTAATCGGTTTGCATCTGGTAAATGGGCAATCGCCCAGTGCGACCGTTGTAACTTCCGCTATAAGCTGAAGGAACTCAAGCGGCTCGTCATTAAGACCAAGAACGTCAACATTCTGGTGTGCCCTACGTGTTGGGAACCTGACCAGCCGCAGCTTCAGTTGGGTATGTATCCTGTGGACGACCCACAAGCTCTGCGTAACCCACGCCCCGACAACAGCTACTACCAATCAGGCCTCAACCCGAACAATAACCCGAGTGATGGTAGCCGTATAATTCAGTGGGGGTGGAACCCTGTCGGGTTAGATAATCCTTTGGGTTTATTTGGTCTCCCAAATACGCTATTAGGTAGTGGTCAAGTAGGGACCGTAACAATCGAGACGGAGAATTAAAATGGCTAAAGGTGGCAAGACAAATACGCAGATGCTAAAAATGGGCCGTAATCTGGCGAAGATTGCGAACCAGAAGAGCGGTAGCAAGCCCAAGAAAGACATGGGAAAGGTCAATAAAAATGGCTGAATATAAGCAACCCAAGCAGGTGCCGATTGTGAAGAACAATTCAGGTTACCCTAACAACATTGCTAACACTCAGACTGTGAAGACTCGCGGTACGGGTGCGGCAACTAAGGGCACGCATAGCAGCAAGAAGTTGGCATAATGAACTACGCGCAACTGTTCGAGACAATCAAAGGGTACGTCGAAAACGACTTCCCCAACACCTCGTGGACCGGCTCTGACGGCTCTAGCACGGTGACGTTGACGTCTACCGAACAGATTAACACGTTCATCGAACAGGCTGAGCAGCGCATCTTTAACACGGTGCAGCTGCTTGACTTGCGTAAGAACGTGACGGGTAACATGACGTCAGGCAACAAGTACCTTTCGGTGCCTTCAGACTGGCTGGCTAACTTCTCTATGGCGGTTATCGACGACACAGGGCGTTATGAGTATTTGCTCAACAAGGACGTCAGCTTCATCCGGCAGTCGTTCCCGAACCCAGACGACGAAGGTATACCCACGCATTACGCGTACTTTGACGAGAACTCGTACATCTTAGGGCCGACGCCAGACGCTAACTATGCAGTCGAACTGCACTACTTCTACTACCCAGAGTCCATCGTAACTGCCGGGACGTCGTGGCTGGGGGATAACTTCGATAGCGCGCTGCTTTATGGTGCGTTGATTGAAGCATATGTCTTTATGAAGGGTGAGCAGGACGTCAACGCTGAGTATCAGAAACGGTACGACAGCGCGATGGGTATGCTCAAACAGCTTGGTGAAGGTAAGAACCGTCAGGATATGTACCGGACGCCGCAAGCACGATATCCGGTCCAGTAGGAGATATAGATGTTCGACCCCGTTTCAGGCACTATTGGCAACGTCATGGTTATGGCTACCCAAGGTCGTGGTTCCACGCCGGAAGAAGTTGCCGAGCGTGCGCTGGATAAAATTATCTATGTCGGCAGCAACGCACATCCTGCTATTCGGGACCAAGCTGAAGCCTTCAAAGACAGCATCCGTGGGGTGTTAGTGCACTATATGCACGAAGCTGTGCGGTCGCATAACGTAACTCTGGTGAACAAATTTAAACAGGCGGGGTATCCAGAGCTTACCTCGATACTTGATACATAAGGAGGCCTTAAGATGGCAATTACCCAAGCAATGTCCACGTCGTTTAAGGCCGAGCTTATGCTGGCTGTGCACGACTTCCGCGTAGGCGGCGATACCTTTAAGCTGGCGATGTATACTTCGTCGGCTACGATTGACGCCAACACCACCGCATACACTGCGTCTAACGAAGTAACAGGTACAAACTACACCGCTGGCGGTGGTACACTGACTAATCTTGGTGTTGTCACGTCGAACAACAGTGCGTCCACAGGTACAGGTTTCACAGACTTCTCTGACTTGACCTTTGCAAACTCGTCCATCACGGCTCGTGGTGCGTTGATTTATAACACAACGCCTTCAGCTAACTCGAACGCGAACACCACGCTGACGAACGCTGCGGTAGCTACGTTGGATTTTGGTTCGGATAAGACTTCGACAGACGGTGACTTCACCATCATCTTCCCAACAGCTACTAATACGACTGCAATCATCCGCATCGTATAAGGAAAACTAATGCCTTTAAATGTTGCTGACCGCGTACGCGATACTACCACTACCACTGGTACAGGTACGATAACGCTCAGTGGTACCTCACCTACGGGGTACCAGACCTTTAGTGCGGTCGGCAACGGTAACACCACATACTACACCATTAACGCTGGTGCACAGTGGGAAGTCGGCATCGGTACATACTCAGGTGCTGGCCCCACGCTTTCGCGTGACACTGTGCTTGCGTCCAGCAATAGCGGTTCGCTCGTTAACTTCTCTGCGGGCACTAAAGATGTGTTCTGTGACTACCCAGCCAGCAAGTCTATCTCGGACGGCTTCGGCCTCCTACCACCTGCTAATGGTGGCACCGGTCTCTCCAGCCCCGGCACGGCGGGTAACGTCCTAACCAGCGACGGCACGGAATGGGTATCTTCTGCACCAGCGGCGGCGGGTGTCACTATTGGGCAAAGTATCGTATTAAGCATGGTTTTTGGATTGTAAGGAAGCAACATGGCTAACCCAAATCTCGCAGGCGTCACCGCCATTTATGGCAACAACTCTAGTACTGCACTGTCCTCGACCAGCGCGACTTCTATTGTCAGCAACGCCGCGTCCAGTGGCAAGGTGTTTAAGATTAACACTATTATGGTTGCCAACGTAGACGGCACATCAGCTGCTGACATCACAATCAATAAGTATAGCGCAGCGGCTCTGGGCGGCACGGCGTTCCCGATTGCCTCAACAATCTCGGTGCCTGCTGACGCTACGTTAATCGTAGTTGACAAGACAACGTCGTTCTACCTCAAGGAAAACGAAAGCATCGGCGCAACGGCTGCGGTAGCTAACGACCTTGTAGTCACCTGTTCGTGGGAAGAACTCAACTCGTAAGGACGTTGGATGTTTAGGCGTTATCCTCGCGGCATCATTACAGCTAGTTTGCTTACGGGCACTTCGGGTGTCTACGACATAAGCGAAAGCCTCCAAGCCCCTCGGACTTATAGCGCCGACCTACTTATAATTGCGGGTGGTGGTAGTGGTGGCGGTGGCCCGCAAGGCGGCGGTGGCGGCGCTGGCGGGTATCTTACCTTTTCGGCGCAATCGTTTACGCCGGGTGATGTAAAGACCGTCACTGTCGGCGCAGGCGGCGCAAATGGAACAGGCGTTGGAAACAACGGGGTTAATTCGTCAGTAACGGGCCTAACCGCAGCAGTGGGGGGCGGTGCTGGTGGCCGAAACGGACTTGCTGGTGCAGCGGGTGGTTCTGGCGGCGGGGCTGGGTCTAACTACCCAAGTACCAATCTTGCAGGCGGCACCGCCACATCAGGTCAAGGCAATAATGGGGGCACCACAACAGATAGTGCTAATTACTACCAATCCGGCGGTGGCGGTGGCGCTGGTGCTGTTGGTGGTAATGGTTCAACTACGGTAGCTGGGGTTGGCGGTAACGGCCTTGCCTCATCCATTACAGGAACATCAGTCACACGCGCAGGTGGTGGTGGAGGCGGGAATATCTACGGCGCAGGTGGCGCTGGTGGTACAGGCGGCGGCGGTGCTGGAGGCTCTACGGGGGGCGCAGGAACCGCAAATACTGGTGGCGGCGGTGGCGGCGCTAGTAACGGTGGAAATACCTTCGGCGCTGGCGGCTCCGGCGTTGTTATAATCTCTGTGCCGACGGCCAACTATAGCGGCGTAACCACAGGTTCGCCAACGGTTACAACCAGCGGCTCCAACACAATCCTAACTTTCACTTCATCGGGAAGCTACACGGCATGAGCCATTTTGCAAAAGTCATCGACGGCATCGTCACCGAGGTTCTGGTCATCGAGCAGGACGTTATCGACACGGGTATGTTCGGCGATCCTGCGCTCTGGGTGCAGACATCATACAACACCTATGGCGGTCAACACCCCGAAGGGCGTCCGCTGCGTAAGAATTATGCAGGTATCGGCTACGCCTACGACGTGGTGCGCGATGCGTTTATCGCGCCGCAACCATTCGCGTCGTGGACGCTGAACGAAGATACGTGCCTTTGGGACGCGCCTGTAGCCTACCCAGATGACGGCAAGTCATACGCGTGGGACGAAGACACCTTGTCTTGGATAGAGGTTCCAAATGGCGAATAGGTGGCCCGGAGGGCTTATCCGTAAAACACCAGTTACCCCGACCACTTCTGCGGCTCCGGGGATTTGGACGTTGGCCGAGGCTGCGTATTGGACTAAGCAGGGGTTGTGGCCCAAACCGGTAGGTCCGTCGTACTCTGCAAGCTATCTCGTAATTGCTGGCGGCGGTAGTGGCGGAGCAAACGATGGTGGTGGTGGCGGGGCTGGTGGCTACCTTACAAGCACCGCTACTCTTACTTCTGGCGCTGTGTATACAGTCACCGTCGGCGGCGGTGGGGCTAGTGTTTCGGGGTCAACCCTTGGGAACAGCGGTTCTAATTCATCACTTTCTGGGACAGGCGTAAGCGTTACTTCTACGGCTGGCGGCGGTGGCGGCTCTCAGAATGGAACCAATACAGGATTAAGCGGAGGCTCTGGCGGCGGTGGCGCATATTTCGCTGGCTCTGGGGGATCAGGTACCTCTGGGCAGGGTAATGCCGGGGGCACTGGCGAGAGTGGGTCTGGCGCTGGCGGTGGAGGTGGCGGCGCTGGTGCCGCTGGTGCTACACCGGCTGGGGGGTCATCAACCGGCGGTGTTGGCGGTAATGGCCTTGCCTCGTCAATCACAGGCACATCAGTTACACGCGCTGGCGGTGGCGGCGGTGGCGGCTATTTCGCTGTTGGTTCTGCTGGCCCAGCAGGTGGAGCGGGCGGCGGCGGGAACGGCGGCACGGATTTGGGCGGTTTTGCTAGTTTTGGTGGGTTTGGCGTAGCTGGTACTACTAATACAGGAAGCGGCGGCGGTGGCGGTGGCCCACCTAATAACTCAAATAATACTAGCGGCGCAGGTGGCTCTGGTGTGGTCATTATTTCCGTGCCAACAGCCAACTACACTGGTACAACAACAGGAAGCCCAACGGTCACCACCAGCGGCTCAAACACAATCCTCCAGTTTAATTCGTCTGGGAGTTACACAGCATGATTAAGCGGTATTGGGTTCTTGTCTCTCTTGGCTGGTGTAGCATGGTGTTCGCTCAGAGCGCGCCAACGTCCTATGTCTACGACACGACGACTACCAGCACGTCGGACAGCACCTCAACTAACACCAACACCAACACCAACACCAATACCAACACCTCAACCAGCACATCGACGAACACCAATAACAACGTGAACACCAGCACTTCGCTGAACACGAACAACAATAACAATGTTAGCACATCGACAAACACCAACATCAATCAAACTTCTGGGACGATGACCAATATCAACCAGAACATCAATTCTGGTACGATGACGAACATTAACCAGAACACTAACGTCAGCACGTCTGACAATACAAACCGCAATTTCAATACGGATGTGAGCAACAGCACCATCAACCAGACGGTCAGCAGCAACAACAACAACACGTCCAATAACACCAACCGAAACATCAACAGCGACACGAGCAATAGCACGATCAACAGCACGGCGAACAACGTCAACCAGAACAACAACGTCAACGTGTCCGACAGTAAAAGCTACAGCGAGAGCGTCAACCGGCAGATAATCGACCAGAACATTAAGTCGCCACCGCCCAGCGCCATCGCGCCGTCAATGATGTCCTACAGCCAAGACCTTTGCACCACTGGGCAATCAGGTGCAGTACAGACGCAGATTATTGGCTTGTCGGCTGGCCGCACTGTGCGCGACCAAAACTGCGAACGTATGAAGCTGTCGAAGACCCTGTACGACATGGGTATGCGTGTCGCTGCTGTGAGCCTCCTGTGCCAAGACTTCCGCGTCTTTAGGGCGATGGAGATGGCCGGAACACCCTGTCCATTCTTGGGATTGATTGGCGAGGAAGCCCGCGCCGCGTGGACCGAGAACTCCGAGCTTCGCCCTGTCAAGGATTAAGACATACGCTTTGCGGGTGGCCCTCCTGCTGGCTTGCGCTACACCTGTATGTGCGCAGACCTACGAGCCTGCCTTGATCCCACCACAAATTCTCGGCGCACCCACGACGATGACGCCATTAAACCTTGGCGATGATAACACACGGCAGGTGCCCCTTGGCTTTGAGTTTGAATACTGGGGCCAGACCTTCACTGACGTTTGGGTGTCAAGCAACGGCTTTGTGTCGTTCCAGAGCGGCAATCATCTGTGCTGCAATGGTCAGCCCATCGACCAAGCACAGCGCAACACAATTTACGCATACTGGTCAGACATTATCAGCTTCACTGGCAACCCCTTCTATAGTTTGGGCGAAGGGTCCGCACTGTTTGGTTGGTATAACGTCCAAGAATACGGCACGAACAACTCCAACACGTTCGAAGTTCAGTTGTTCAGCAATGGCAACATCCAATTCAACTATGGGTCTTTGTCTGCATCCGGCGGTCATGACTTTACGGCTGGCATCACTGGCCCTGAAGCGGGTGACAATGTTTCGCTCTTTTATGGTCGCAATCCGCAATTCCTGCAAAACCAATCGGGCCTGTTGACCTATGGTTCGCCAATCCCTGACGAAGTGGCAATCGACTGCAACGCCACACCGCAGCATCCATCCTGCCCGCCAATTTCAGTTGCCATTGATGTGGGTGCACCTGACCCGACTGAAACTGCTGCTGAAACTGCGCTTGAAGCTGCTGTCGCTTCCGTCGAACAGGCGGCAATGGAAGAAACCCAAGAAGAAGTGCTAATTGAAGATGTTGCCGATATTGAGCAAGTGCTTGAAACCGCGCAAGAGGCATTAGAAACAGCAGACGCATCCGTTGAAGCTGCCGCCCAAGCGGATGACGCACTCGAAGAATTGGTTTCGGAACGTGATTTAGAAGACCTCGGGCCAGATGAAGAACGGCTATCCCCCGACGAAGTCGCTGCGCTTGCCGCAGACGGCACGGACAACACCGCAGAAGGCCAAGACGCATCTTCTGGTGAGTTAGAACAGGAAACGTCAAATCAGCTTGATACGGCGCTTGAAGAAAACGGCGGGGTTATACAAGACGCATCCTTTGACGATGCTGCACAAACCAGCCAATCATCGGCGTTTGAAAACAACTCACAATCATCGCAGGGTTTCGGTAGCTTCCAAATGCGCGTTGACTTCGGGTCGAGCGCTTCTGGTGCGGGTGGAAACAGTGCTGGCGTAGGTTCTTCACCGCTTGACGCTGCTATTTCGGCTGGTGGCCCTGTTTCGATGACCACCACGTTTGAAATACTGAACAATACTGGCGGCGGAAATAGCGCAGCGCCTGTTGCGACAACCGCGTCATCTGAAAAATCAGAAAGTGAAATGGCAGAAGGGCAGAGCGAAACCATTTCAGCGATGGGGGCCGTACCGGGCTTCACCGCGTACACGCAGGCGTCGTTGCAAGATAGGGCTGACTTTTACGCAATTCGTGATATATACCGCAGACGTAAGCTGCAAGACGCAAACTTTGAGTTGTATCGACTGATGCAGACAAACGATGCCCGATGGCAGGAGATGGTAGATGAGCAGTACAGATGAGGAGCCAAAGGTCTCTTTTGACGAGAGCGGTTTCAGCTTTAAGATTGGTGGCCTGAGCAGCGGCAAGATTGCCATTATCTTTGCGGCCTTTTCGACAGTCCTTGGTGGCCTGTGGGCTGGCTTCCAAGTGTATCAGCAATTCCTGACCATGCAGGAAGTGACCGCTGCGTATGTACCCCCAGACCTGTCTGGTATTGAAGGCCGCATTTCTGAGCTGGATGAGCGCGTCACGAGCGTGGAGCGCCTGACCAAGATTAACAGCGAAGCCCTGAATTATATGACGGGCAGCATTTCCAGTAGTGTCAGCGGCACACGCCAGACGGTTGACGCAGTGTCGAGCAGTGTCCGGAACAGCGACGCGCAGAACATGGCCATGCAGCGCGCTATCATTGACCAACTGCGTGAGCAGGATAAGGAACAGCAACGGCGGATCAAGGAACTTGAAACCCAGACTGCGGAACGTATTCAAAAGACGCTGGCAAACCCGCTGGCCGGAAAGGACTAAAGATGGAAGATAAACTGCTTGATGCGCGCATTAAGGCGCTATGGCTTGCCGCCCGCACGATGGCCTTCGTCATCGTTGCAATCACCTGTGCCATGATTGTCGGCCTGTTCGTGTCGAACGAAATCATCGACAACAAGGACGTCTTCGGCCTCCTTAGCTACGTCATGACTTCGGTTGTTGGCGCTGTGGCTGGCTCATATGCCACGCTGATGGGTATGAAGGGTGAGTTGGTTCCGCCACCGCCAGAAGACCGCAACGACCCTGAGCCAGAAGAGCCTGCGCCTGCCCCGCTTGACCTGACACCGGAGATGGCCCCAAAGGCGTATGACGACCCGCAGGCCACCGTCTTTATCGACGAGCCTGAAGACGACGATGATGACGACATGGAGCCTTGGGAGAAGTACCGCAACGATATGCGTTATGACATCAACGGTGATGGCGTAGTGGACGAAAATGACTTTCCTGATTGGCGGAGTGCTGGCAAATGAGCTTAATCAACCTTCAAAGCAAATGTGGATGTCATGCAGATGGTGCGTTCGGTCCGGGTACACTTAAGGCAGCTGCGGCTTACTATAAGCTATCACCTAATCGGGCTGCGCATTTCTTTGCTCAAACGGCGCATGAAAGCGGCGGCTTCAAAGCGTTCAGCGAAAACCTGAACTATGGTGCAAAAGGCCTACGCGGTATTTTTGGCAAGTACTTCCCGACTGATGCGCTGGCTCGCGCCTACGAACGTCAACCGCAAAAGATTGCCAATCGTGTCTATGCAAATCGCATGGGCAACGGACCTGAAATCTCAGGAGACGGCTGGAAATATCGCGGACGCGGCGCGCTCCAACTCACCGGCAGGGACAACTACCAAGCCTTTGCCAACTACATCGGACGCCCAGAAGTGATGGATAACCCAGACCTTGTGGCTGGCGAACTGTGCTTCGAGAGCGCGTTGTGGTTCTTCGACCGGAACAAGCTCTGGGGTATCTGCGACCAAGGAGTTAACGACGCTACAATACTTGCGCTGACAAAGCGTATTAATGGTGGTACACATGGCCTAGACGACCGTAAACTGAAGACCAAGAAGTACGCTACTTGGGCGTAAGGAGAACGACGATGGATTTTAAGAGCACACTAAAACGTAAGGGCGAAGAAACCGCAGGCAAAATACTGCCTATGGAGGATGTGGCCGCCCCACGCTTCGGTACAAAGGTACGATTAGCAGCTGCACTCGTAGGTATCGTTATAGTCCTGACGCTAATCTCACACTATCTGGGTAACTAAGACTAACCCAAACCCTTAATTTAGGAAGGAGGGAGGCTAAATAATGTTCGGTTTCTCTCCTTTCTCAGGGTCGGCCTTTTCCGATATCAAGGAAACCAACCGGGTAGTCGTAGAGCTAACCGGGTTTGAACTTGACGTCATCGACGATGGCGTAGGCGTGTCTGCGGGCGGCAACATATCCGTAGACCCTAATGACGTAGATGGCGTCGGTGAGATCGGTACACCGTTCATAAGTGGTGACGCCAACGTATCTGCAGTAGCGGTAACTGCGCAAGCTGCACTTGGTTCTGTAGCTATACGCGCTACTTCAACCACAGCACTTACTTCGGTATCTGCTGAAGGTTTGGTGGGCACGGCTAATGCCGTCGTTAACACAGCCGCAGCGGTATCCGGCCTAACTGCATCTGGTGCAATCGGTTCGGTAACTACTTCATCTAAAGCTATCGTTACGCTTACGGGGGTAGAAGCCACTACTTCTGTCGCCTCTGTATCCATACTTCTATCGCAACGCGTACGTGTAACGGGCCTAGAAGCTACCGGTCAGGTAGGAACCCCTAGCGTAGTAGCTGGTTGTAAAGTCCTTGTCACTGGTGTACAAGCTGCAGGACTAATCACAACTCCGTTAGTATGGGGCGTTATTAACGATAACCAAACACCAAACTGGGTGCCGGTTGACGATTTGCAGGTAAATAGCTGGGCACAGGTAAATGACGGAAACACAGTAATCTGGACTCAGATACCGACGTAAGGAACGAAGATGCCAAGTACATACAGCAACCTTAAAATTCAGCTAATGGCAACGGGTGAGAACAACACCTCATGGGGTGACGTCACTAACGTCAACCTCGGCACTGCACTAGAAGAAGCTATCGTTGGTTCTGCTGATGTTACTTTCTCCAGTGGCAACGTCACGCTCACGCTCACTAATACCAACGCATCTCAGACGGCGCGTAACTTACGTTTACGCTGCACAGGGACAACTGGCGGGTCAACTCGCAATCTCGTAGTCCCTTCGATTGAGAAACCGTACATCATCCAGAACGACTGCGCGGACAGCATCCTCGTTAAGACTGCAGCGGGTACCGGTATCACCGTACCTGCAGGTGCTTCGACTTGGGTCTACAGCGACGGGGTTAATGTCGTTAGTGCTCTTTCCTATGCGCCATTTATAGGCGCTTTGGACTTTGCTTCGGTCAACGCGGTAGTTGGAACTCTAGTCGCTACGAACCTGACATCCACAAACATTGCCGCTACAAACGTTACCTCTACGAACGTCAACGCCACAACTGCGATACTTACGAACCTGACGTCTACGAACGCTACGACCACAAACCTAACTGCTACGACAGTATTAGACGCAGGCACCATAGGTGCAGCGGCTCCCGGTTTCCGTGGTCTACCGCAGAACGCCCGGACCGGCGCTTACACGCTGGCGTTGTCTGACGCAGGCAAGCAGGTTTCCAACACGACTGGCGGCTGGGTCATCCCCGCCAACGCCTCTGTCGCGTTCCCTGTCGATACAGCCATCGTCCTATTCAACAACAGCGGTAGCAGCCAAACTATTTCCATCACGTCAGACACACTACGTCAGGCAGGGACCGCGAACACGGGGACGCGCACTCTCGCTCAGTACGGCCTAGCAACGTGCGTCAAAGTTGCCTCTACTACATGGGTAATCAGTGGCGCGGGTCTCAGCTAATGACTGGGATTATATGCGCACTGGCTGGAAGTGGTGGGTCGATATACGTCGGAACCGCAACGGTAACTGTTGGGTTCACGTCTGGCGGCGGCTTCAGTAGTTATGGTTTCGGTGCCGGGGGCCAAGGTAGTATCACACCAGCGACATGGGCGGACAGCGGCCTAACCTTTTCTCAACTTAAAGACGTCTATAACTCGGGCGTACCAGCATGGTTAGATTTCACGGTTTTTGGAAGCGCGCCTAATTCCGGTTGGTCTACGCTGACGATTAATGGAACCTCACTTAACCGCGTTGATGCTTCTTACAGCAGCGGCGGGTCAACAACATCTTGGATATTTTATGGTGCGCCTACCGTGTTCGGCACAACCGTTGGCGACACGAGGTCAATCGTATGGGCATAACAATCTTCTACCCAGCAAATAAAGCTGAATGGTACGCCAAGGGTACGCTTGAGGGCGGCACCTATTTTGAAGTGCCTGCTGTGTTTAACGCAGACGGGGCTTGTGATACCGTGGCTACCGACGCTAAAGTGCAGCAGCTAATCTTTGCATTGAGTGAAAAAAGTTAATGCCATTTATCAAGCTCCAGTTTAAGCCCGGTGTGAACCGCGACCAGACCAACTACTCAAACGAGGGCGGCTGGTTTGAGTGCGACAAAATCAGGTTCCGTTCTGGCTACCCTGAGAAGCTTGGCGGCTGGCAGCGTTCTGCCCCTAGCGACTTCGTTGGCTACTGCCGTCAGATGTTGAACTGGATCACGACTTATTCAGACGACATGCTCGCCATGGGCACCAACGTCAAAGTCTACATCGAAATTGCTGGTAACTTCTACGATATCACGCCACTGCGCGACGACGTGCCGGTCCTTTCTACACCGGATACGGACAACTGCATAAACACGACTAACGCCACCACAACTATTACCGTTAACCTTGGAGCCACTGCACATGGTGCGCAGACTGGTGACTATGTAATTATTGCGGGGGTTACCGGCTCAGGCAGTCCATCCGCTATTGGTGGTATCCCCATCACCGAGATTAACGGCACCTATGAGATAACCCGTGTAGACAACTTCATCTTCACCTACACAGTTAGCACAGCTGCTACATCAACTGTTTCCGCCGCAGGTGGCACTGCCATAGACCTATCTTTCCAAATCAGCCCCGGTAACGCAATAACAGTCGGTGGTTATGGGTGGAACGTAGGTACATGGGGTCGCGGTGATTGGGGCACAGGTACCATTACTCCTGTGTTTCTGCCACAGCGTGACTGGTGGTTTGATAACTTCGACAACGACCTCGTTATGAATATCCGTAATGGCGAGGGCTACTGGTGGGTGCGCGGCACGCTGGAAGACCCCGGCCCCGCTTTGTCTACGCCAGCTATCCGCCTTGCGGATTACGCCGATGGTGAAGGGTTTGACCCTGACGCTGTTCCAGCACAGATTATGCAGTTGCTGGTATCGCAGCAAGACCGCCACTTGATTGCCTTTGGCGCAGTGCCATTTGGGTCTACAGATACTGCCGATTTTGATCCACTACTTATCCGCTGGGCCGACCAAGATACCCCGGGTGACTGGACTCCTACACAGACCAACACCGCTGGCGACCTACGCATTTCTCGTGGTTCGCGTATCGTACGGGCACTACCTACTCGTCAGGAAATCTTGGTCTGGACTGACACGCACCTTTTCACCCTGCAGTTTCTTGGCACCACAGATGTGTTCGGGCTTCAGGAGTATGCGGATAACATATCAGTTATGTCGCCTCGGGCTATGTCATCAGCTGCCAACATTACGTACTGGATGGGGCAAGACAAGTTCTATGCCTACACAGGCCGCGTCGAGACACTACCATGCTCACTGCGTAACCACGTGTTCAACAACTTCAACATCAACCAAGCAGACCAAGTGGTGTGCGGTACTAACGAGCGTTGGAACGAGATATGGTGGTTCTACCCAACCGAGCAGAGCGACTATAACGATGCCTATGTTGTCTATAACCACCTTGAGCGCATCTGGTATTACGGCACTATAGACCGCACTGCATGGCTCGACACCGCGCTGCGGAACTACCCACAAGCTACCAACACTCCGGGTGGCACAAACGCAGGTACCCTATACATCCATGAGTTTGGCGTTAACGATGACGCCCTGCCTATGGAGAGCTACATCCAATCGTCGGACTTCGACCTTGAGGACGGCGACCAGTTCATGCTAACTCGGCGCATATTGCCCGATATTAACTTCAGTGGTTCGGTAGCTGATAATCCAGAAGTCACGCTGCAAATCCGCCCACGGAACTTTCCGGGGTCTAGCTTCTCTGGCGATGCCGCCGATACGCAGCGCGTTATAGAAACGTCGGTAAACCAGTATACAGACCAGATATTTGTCCGTGCCCGTGCGCGTCAGATGGCGCTTAAAATCCAGTCGGATACTCTCGGTGTTAACTGGCAGCTTGGCGCACCACGCTTGGACGCTCGCCCAGATGGTAAACGCTAATGGCACTTGATAGGTTCCGCGCTGCTCCTTTGCCTAACGCGCCGTCACAGTACGACCCGCAGTATATGCGGCAGGTTATCCGCGTTATAGAAAACTACTTCTCGCAGTTGGACTCAAACACACCGAATAACGCTCAGAAATATACGGCTGATACGTTCAACGGGATTGCAGCTACACGGAACGTGACTACCACCGAAAAGAACGCGCTTGCACCTGAAGCAGGGTGGGTAGTTTTTGATACCACATTAGGAAAACTTTGTGTATACGACGGGTCTGCTTGGGAAACCGTGACTTCGGTATAGGGATAAGGGACAATGGATTACAACGCAGCTTCACCTATGGGTAACACCCCACAGCTAGGCACCCCTATACCCGGCACTACGGGTGGTCTCCCCATGCAGGGTGGACTTAATGTAGCTCAGAACCCACTGGCGCAGCAGTTGCAGTCGCAAGGTCGCGGCGAAGACTCCATGCTTGTCCATATGACACCCGCCGAGGTTAACAGCCTCCAAGGCCTAGCTATGGCGCATGGCGGGTCACTTACCATTAACCCAGAAACAGGTCTTCCCGAAGCGGGCTGGCTTGGCAAACTACTCCCCACTATTCTTGGTGCTATCGCTACGCCGCTTACTGGGGGTCTTATCAACCCTCTAACTGCCAGCGCCTTGATTGGTGCAGGTACAGGTATTGCCACAGGTAGCCTCAAGAAAGGTCTGATGGCTGGTCTTCAAGCTTATGGCGGCGCGGCTCTTGGTTCTGCGGCGGGCCTCAACGCAGGTTCTTTTGGTATCGGTCAGGCAGCAAACGCGGCTAATGTTGCTGGTGCTGCGGGTGCTGGTGCGGGTGCTGGTGCTGGTGCTGGTGCTGGTGCTGGTGCTGGTGCTGGTGCTGGTGCTGGTGCTGGTGCTGGTGCTGGTGCTGGTGCTGTGGGTACTAGCACGGCTGGGCTTACTCCAACTCTATCACTAGCCCCTGTCGAGGGTGCGGTTAATGTAACCGGAAATCTAGCTGGCGCTACTAGTCAGGTTGCGGGCCAAGCTGCTAAAACGGGTCTTGCTGGATTTGCTCAAAACTTCGGTAATGCGGCACGTGCGGGCTTACCCGCCGGTACTCCGGGGATTATCTCCAAAGCCGCACCGATGATAGCGGGCATGGGCGTCATGGGTGGCATCAGCAATGCAATGGCACCTTCGATGGGCACCATGGGTTCGGATGGCGTAATAGATAACTCTTATGCTGGTCCTTATACTGCGCAACGACGTACAGCTACTTTTGCTCCATCTACCGATGAGCTTCTTAGCTCGTCTAAAGAGCGGCGCTACTTCGACGTAGACATGCCTGAAGTCTACAATATGCAGGGGCAAGTTGTGCGTCCGGGTTCCAGCACTGCATCGGGCACGCCGATTATGCAAAACGTTCTGAACCCTAATGCGACGAAGGGTCAGAACCGCTACAACCAGATATTTAATCCCTATATGACCGGCGCTGATCTTGGCGAGATGGACATTAGCTATGCCGGAGGCGGTGAAGTTGAATTGTCTGATGGAGCCTTTGTGCTCGATGCGCGCACGGTATCTGAAGTTGGTAATGGCAGCAGCAACGCAGGCATGGAAGCTCTTCGCCGTATTGGTGGCCGTCCGATTGATGGTCCGGGTGACGGAGTAAGTGATAGCATTCCTGCTCGTATAGGCCGCGACCAGCCAGCACGTGTTGCACGCGATGAGGTATTAGTACCCGCAGACGCAGTGCGCCGCCTTGGTAAAGGCAACCCGAAGAAGGGGGCCGACAAGCTGTACTCGCTTATGAATAAGGCGCACAAAGCCCGCAAGAAAGCAAAGCGCGGCCAAGACACTAAAGTACGTCGCGGCCTTGCATAATGCAAGTTACGCTTATCCCTACCGAGCATGTGAATGGGTTGTGGCCTCGCATCTTTCCGCACCTGAGTAAAGCTGCGGAGTACACCTTTGGTCGGTATGAGCCTGAAGATATCCTCGACTCGATTACGCAATATGACCACCATCTTTGGGTTGCGTTTGTAGGCGAAGAGATCAAAGGTATTACGATAACCTGCTTTAAACAGTACCCGCGTATGTTGTGTCTTGATATGGTATTTTGCGCAGGCGATGAAGGTATGGAGTGGAAAGCCCCCATGCTTAAAATGTTGCAGCACTGGGCGTACGATAATGACTGTGATCGTATCGAGTCTTCTGGTAGGATCGGTTGGTCAAAGATTTTTAAAAACGATGGATATAAAGCACTTTGGCAGGTATATGAATTGCCAGTCGCAGATACAGGACTAGGAGCGTAATATGGGCGGTGGTGGCGGTAGCAATCAGGTACAGAGGTCGGAGGTTGTCCAGTCAACCCTCCCCGAATATGCACGTCCTTATTATGAAGGGTTGATGCAGCGTGCAGAGGCGAACCTAACGACGCCTTATCAGACTTATGGCCAAGAGCGTATTGCTGATTTTACGCAGCAGCAGCGGGGTGTCCAAAGTAATATCTTAAACCAGCAAACACCGGGTCAGTTTGGTACTGCTACTGGACTTGCTTCTGATGTTGCGAACCGCTCAATCGCAGCGGGACAGTATACCCCGAGTCAGTTTAACGCCCAGCAAGTCAACGCACAACGAGTCGCTGCGCAGGATATGCAGGGTGCGCAATCCAACTACAACCCTAGCCTTAATTACTTCCAGATGCAGGGTCCGCAGATGTTCGGCGGTCAGCAGGCTGCGCAGTATATGTCGCCATTTATCCAGCAGGCGCTGGAACCTCAGATGCGCGAAGCCATTACAAGTGCTCGGCGTGGGCAGGTTGCACAAGACCTTGGCTCTGCGCGTCAGGGCACTTATGGCGGTAGCCGCCAACTTCTTGCTTCCATGGAGCGTGAGCGTAATCTCGGCCAGCAGATGGGTGATATTCAGTCTCGTGGTTTGCAGTCGGCGTATGAGAGTGCGCAGCAGCAGTTCGAGCGTGACCGCGCAGCGGGTATGACCACGGCGCAGCAGAACCAGCAGGCTGCTCTTGGTGTTCAAAATCTTGGGGCGGATATCGGCTCTCGCGTGGCATTAGCTAACCTGTCAAATGAGCAGCAGGCGCGGGTCAACAACCAAGCACTGCAACTCCAAGCTCAGGGTATGAATGCGGATAATGCACTTAAGGCGGCATTGGCTAACCAACAAGCTGACCTTGATAGGCAGCGTATGGCGGAGCAGTCGCGTCAGTTTGGTTCGCAGCAGGGTCTTGCAGGGTTGGCACAGGCTGGCCAGATGGGTCAGACGCTTTCTAATATCGGCTCGGCACAGTCGCAAGCCGACCAAGCGCGCTTTGGTTTGCAGACAAGCACAGCGGCACAGCAGCAAGCGATTAACCAGCAGCGTCTTGACCAACAATATCAAGACTTCTTGCGTCAGCGTGACTATCCGATGGAGCAGTTGCAGCAGTACAGCAGCTTGCTGCGCGGCGTTCCAGTAACACCTAGCTCGACGTCTACGACGTATGCTCCCAACGCTTCGCTAGGTTCGCAACTTATGGGTGGCGGTCTTGCTGCCGCTGGTATCTACAACACGGCTAATCGGGCGGGGTTAATTTAAAATGGATTCGAAACCATACATCTTGGAAGCTCCCCGGCAACTCCTTATGCAGTACGGGTACGACTTAGAAAAAATGGCTAAGGCTGCGGCTATGGGTATGGCCGACCCTACTGCTGTGGTGCTCGCTGGTATGCTTAAAAAACGCGGAGATGCAGAGGCACAGAAAGCCCAAGTTCCACAGCAGACTATAGCGCAGCAAGTCTTTGCTCCTGCTGCGGCGGGTCTTGGTGCTACGCCACAAGCCGCAGCCATGCCGCCTATGAATGCTATGCCTCCAATGGGTGCGGCTCCTCCGCAGGGTGAAATGCCAATGATGGCTGAAGGCGGTATGGTCCCTCCTTACGCTTCTGGCGGCGGTCTCTCCGATATGCCTCTGCCTGACGGTATGTTCGATGAGCCTAGCAACGGTGGCTTTGGTGATGGCTATCGCGGCGGTGGATTGGTTGCATTCGCCACGGGTAACGAAGTAGACGACGAAGCATATAGTCCTCCTGAAGAACTTGCGAAAGAACAACAGACCGGTGATATCGCAGCTTTTGGCGCGAAAACACCCCAAGTGAACCCTCTGGCGATGCAGGGTAGGGCTTTTGCGCCGTCACCTAACATACTTGCGAACTTTAAGCAGAATGTTCTTAGCAGCAGCGATCTATTCGATGAGCTATCGCCGTATAAGACCAAGAGGGCGAAGCAGCTTGAAGCACTCATTGAAGAGGAGATGTCTCCAGAGACACAGAAGTCTCGGGCCAAGGAAGATATGAATATGGCGATGATTAAGGCGGGGATTGCCATGGCAAGCACGCCCGGTTCTTTGCTCCAAGCTGCCACCGCAGGTGCTGGCGCAGCGCTCCCCGGTTTTGAAGCTGCTGCTAAGGAACGTCGTGGTGCGAAGCGCGCTCTAACCAAGGAACTGCTCGCTGAAGAACGGTTGAGCAATAAGGAACTTGCAGACCGCTTCGCTCTGTCTCTTGACATGGTGGTTAAGGGTATCGTTCCACTTGAAGAAGCATTCCAAGATCGGAACTTCCGTGATCGGTGGGAGACCTTGGGTCGTGACAGCCAAGAGCGTATTACTAAAATCAATGCGGCTGCGGGTATTCGACAGCAGCAGATTTCTACGTCAGGGTCACTTACTGTGGCTGGTAGGCAACTTGAGGGACAACGTATCGGTGCTGCCAACGCGATGGGGGATTTGGTTGATAGGATGCTAACGGTAGATGGTACTTACCAAGGGCTACTTGCTACCAACCCAGCCGAAGCTTCTTTGTACCGCTCGGACTTGATTAAGAAGAACCTCGATAGGCAATTTGGCCCCGGTGCCATAGACTTAGGTAACTACTAAGGGTAAGTGTAACGCTAACACCCATAAGAAAGCTGTATAGATGCCCACTTACACGATGACAGGCCCCGATGGGCGTGTGTATAAGCTTGAAGCTGGAGCGGATATACCTAAGGAAAAGGTTGAAGCAGAGCTTCGTAGGCGTATTGGTGCGCAGTTAGGGGAGCAATCGACCCCTGCCGTTGTCGCACCTGCCGACGCTGCACCAGTCCCCGTGGCTGCACCTACAAAGCAAGTTAAAGAGACAGCGTTAGAAAAAATACCCTATGTGGGTAAACCACTTGCCTTTTTAGCTGATATACCCATGGGGATTATGAAAGGCACCGGGGCCGGGGTTGAGGCTATTGCTGGTGCTGCGGGTGCAGGGACAGACATCCGTAAAGCAATCAAAGACGTGCAGGAGATGGTTGACGAGTATATGTCTGCGTCTTCCAAGGAGGATGCACAAAAGCAGTCGAGCATCCTAAAAGAAGCCGAGGATAAAGGCATCCTTAATCAGGTGGCCGCAGGTATTAACGCCTTCGCCGTGGCTCCGATTGATACACTTACACAGGCTTTCGGTACGGCGGCGGCACCTATAGGGGCTACTGCCGCTGCTACTTATGCAGGTGCTCCTGCCGCTGTTGTTACTGGTGCAGGTGTTGTTACTGGTGGCCTCATGGGGCTAGGTGGCACTAAGAACGTTATATATGACGCAGTGCGCGAAGAGTATATAAAAGCAGGTGTATCAGAAGCTAAAGCCGAAGCTCTTGCCGATGCAGCGCAAGCATATAGTGGAGAAAACCTCGGACAAATCCTCCTTGGAGGTACGCTAGGTGCGATATCGGGTGTTGCCGGTATCGAAGGCGCTCTATCTAAGGTAGTGGGTCAGCGTGTGTTTGGGCGTCTTGCTGCAGAAAAAGCGGGTAAGGAAGCCGCCAAAAGTGTGGGACGTCGTGCACTGGGTGTTGCGGCTAAAGAAGGTGCCCCTGAGTTTATTCAGGGCGCGCAAGAAAAGCTTGCCACGAACCTTGCCCTTCAACGCGAAGGTTTCGACGTTGATACCATGCGCGGTGTGATTAGTTCCGGTACGATTGAAGGTATTGCTGGCGCGGGTCTAGGAGCGGGTATAGGTGCAGTTTCGGGCGGAGTAGATGGTGAAGTCGAGACCGGAACGAATCTAGCTAATTCCCCTCAAGTCGAGCAGGAATTTTACCGCTTGGTTACTGCTGAGACGCAGGCGCTGCGTGACCAGAACCCTGACCTAACTCAACGTCAAGCCTATAACCAAGTCGTTAAGGACGCGGGTAAGCTGTACGACACAGCAATCCTTAACACTATGCTTGGCGCAGAAGGAGCTACAGATGTCGCTGATGTTAATACCGGAGTGGATGACCTCGGAGGAACTGGAACAGGCACTGCTCCTGATTTCGGAACCGCACCGCCCGCACCCAGTGCTACAGGCGTTGGAGAAACTATCGGAGGAGGACTGGAGCGACCTGTTTCTGGCGTATCAGTTTCTGATGTTGGCGCGGGAGCGGGAGTCGGTGCACTAGATGAAGCCAAGAACACCCTCGCTAACAAAAAGATCAAGCTGACCGAACGCGTTGACGTAGCTAGGCAGCTACTGAACGACACGATACTCAACAACAAGCTTGTCAACGATGTTGACCAAAAGCAGTACGATGCGGCTAAGAACCAGCTTGCGAACGGTAAGCATAACGGTGACCCTATGGCTGCGCTCGAAGCGGTTACAGGCAAGAAGTTCGCTGCCCCACCTCTGCCTCCTGCGACTACTGTCGCAGCACCGACTATTGAGGCTGCGCCTTCCATCGACGAAGTGGCTGTGGCTCCTGTTGCTGACGCGATTAAATCAGTCGCTACCACTACTCCTGATGTTGGCCCTATCCCGACCTTAGCTCAAACAAGCGCACAGCAGTTGGGTATTGCGCCTACGGTTGAAACCGCGCCTGAGATAGCGGCTACGCCTGATGTAGCTGTACAGGAAGATGTACAGGGTTATGTCGATACACGACGGCAAGAGCTAGCAGCGCAAGAAGCTGCGGATGCCGAAGCCGAGGCGACCCTACGACAAGAAATCGAAGCGCGTAAGCAGCAAGAAGGAGTTGCACCTGCGCCAGTAACCGAAGAGATCGCACCCGAGGTAGTTGCTGCACCTGTTGAGGAAGCAGCGCCAGAAGCCGACCCTTATACTGACGTACTTGCGGACATTGAGGCGGCGCTAGCTGACGAGGCGATTGACGCAAAGACACATAAGCTGCTTACCTCGGCGGTAGAACGTCGCTTGCCACTGGAAAAAATTGAGGCCCAACTTGACGCAGCCCGCACGCGGAGTGCTGAGCGAGCTATGGGTGGCGGACGCTTCCGTCCGGGTGAACCCGGTAATATCACGTTGGACCAAGTCATCCCCATCTTAGAAGACACGGCGGAGCGCACTGGTGTGCCAATGCCGAATATCGTCCAGTCAGTAGCTGACTTACCCCCTGCGCTTCAGGCGGCTGCTATTAGTGGAAGTAGTCTTACCCCATCAGGTGCAATAGACGCGGATGGTAATGTCTACATCATAGCAGATAACCTAACCACTGTCGAAGAAGCTGTAGCTACGCTTTTCCACGAAACCTTAGGGCATATGGGTCTTGCGAAGCAATTCCGGCAGCGGCTGGATAAAGTTCTGCGTGGTATGTACGACACCAACCGCAACCTGCGGGCTGAAACTAATGCTTGGCGGGAGCAAAACCCAGACGCATATAGCGAGGACGCAGACCCGATTGCCCGTGCAGTCGAGGAAATACTTGCACAGCGGTCTGAAGCAGGGCGGATTGAAGCAAGCCTGTTCGCTAAGCTAGCTGCTATTATAAAAGACTTTGCTCGTCGTATGCGCATCAAGGCAGCTTTTTCTGACGCGGAAATTACCACTATCCTTGCGATGGCCCATGACCAAGCAATTATGTTCCGCCCCGGCGAACGCGAGGTATTAGGAGGGATAGTCCCACAACCTCCAGAACGTGAAGCCCCTGCACCTAAGGTAGTATCCAATGGCAAGCAGGTCGTTCTGACCGAAGCGCAGAAGCGCACAGCGCTGGCCAAAGCTAAGGCTGCTCGGGAGAAGATGAACCGTATCCAGAAGCGAATTGCATCTACCAACGACACTGCTGATGTTCTGAGTGGTGGTATCGACCTCGTTAAACTGGCGCGTGGTGACAAGGAAAACTTGGCACTCCTTAGTGGTGCCATTGACGCCGTTGATGTAGGTAAGTGGCAGTTGATCCTACCAACCCTCTCGACCGAGGACATCTTCCGCATCCTTAAGGGGCGCATTCCGGGTCTCATAGAGTCTGACCGTATCACTCGGCAAGATATCCCACGGTTCCAGAGCAAGGAATATGGCCTTCTTGCAGAAGAGTTGGAGCAGATATCTGAGTTCCTGAAGAAGTACCCGAAGGCTGCACAGGCTCTATCGGACCTTGAGTTCGCTTCCGTGGCGTATCAGGTTGACCCGACGAAGGCAGCTACGCCTGAGGAGTATGCCAAGCTCGACAAGAAAACCAAGGAGCTTCAGACCGAACTAGGTAGCGTCACGGCTGGCGATGCCAAAGGCAAAAAGAAAGTCGAAGACAAAATCGCTCGTCGGTTTGCTGACATTAAAAGCGTCTACGTAGGTGTGCCCGGTGATGAGCGCGTGCTTGGTTGGCGTGACCTTGGTCGTCCGGAGTTTGGTGGCAATAAGGGCAAGGAAATATTCAAGCTTATCCGTGACGCGCATCGCCGTGATCTGGAAACTAAGTATAATATGCTTCGTAACCGCCTCAAGGAGACCAAGAAGGACAAAGACCTCGCTGAGGCATTGGAGAAGCTCGAAGCACAGTTCAAACCGGCATTGGAGCAGGTCATCTACTTCCCGGCCATGCGCTTTGGTTCCTACTACGCACGTGTGGGTACGGGGGCTAATAGCGTCTTCAAGATGTTTGAAACGCGGCGCAAGCGTAACCAGTTTGTGCGGTTGATGAAAGTCCGTGGTGAAGAAGTCACCGATATCGGTAACGTCGAAGACCTACGGAACAACTTCGAGCAGATGGCGGGCGGTCCGTTGAAGGGAGTCCTCGACCTGTTTGGTGACAACCCCAAGGATATTGGTGCGTTGAAGAGCCAAGTCTTCGACCTATGGCTTCAGACTATGTCGGCTGGCGATATGCGCAAGCACATGGCTCCTCGTAAGATGCGCGCTGGTTATAGCACTGACATCTTGAAGAACTTTGCCACCTTCCGGCGCTCGTCCATTAACGATGTGAAACGCGCCAAGTTCGGTGAGCAACTGCGGATAGAGATTTCCCGGGCCAAGGATATGGTCAAGGATATGCCTGACCGCGAGAAGATGGAGGTTTTCATCAAGGAGATTGAACTCCGCACGATGAACAGCCTGACGCCGGAAGCCCTTGGAAACAGCGCCTTAAACAAGATGATTGAGCTTGGTAACAAGGCGGCGTTCTACCAGTATCTGGCTAACCCTAAGACCGGCGTTATCCAGCTTACACAGCTTCACATCGTGGCGCTCCCGATACTGGCCCAGAAATACGGCCACGTTAATGCTACCGCTGCGTTGGCCAAGTACGGCTTTTCTGCTCTAGGTGGTTTTGCTACCAGCCCGCTCACGGCGATAAAGAAGGAAGACGGCAGCTATACCTTCAACTGGGAGCAACCAACCTTACTGGATAACCCGGTAACTGGGATGAAGGAAGAAAGCGACCCAGAACTCTACGAAGTATTGTCTGAAGGGTGGAACGAAGGCCGCGAACTCAACATATTCATGGATACATTTGCTAACGAGATTGGTGGTTTTGCTAACGCTGACCCCCAACAAAGCAGTGCTATTCAGGAGCTTATGAAGGGTCGTGTTCACACGGCTACTTGGCGTGGTGGGGTTTTTGTCCTCGACGCGATGGGGTCACTCATGCACCAGATGGAGCGCGTGAACCGCGAGGCTACCTACATGGCTGCGCTGGAACTGGCATACCGAGAGAACAAGGAGAAGGGCCAGACCCACGCCGAAGCAAAGAAGAACGCCATTGAAGCTGCTGTGGATACCACGCTAGCGGCTACGTTCGACTTCTCGTCGTATAACAAACCGCGTATTCTGACATCGCCGGTAGGGCGCGTTGCCGGTCAGTTCTACAGCTTCCCCTATATGATGTCGTCGCTGCTGATACGGAATATGTACACAGCGATTAAAATAGGAAAGCTTGAACCCGGAGAGCGCGTAGCCGCTATTGAGATAGCCACTGGCACGCTACTTAATTTGTTTGCGTACGCAGGGGTTAAGGGTGTCCCACTATATGGCGTCACCATGGGTATTGCCAGCATGGTGCTTTGGCTCGCTTCGCAGTTCGACGACGATGACGAAGAAGGTGGCCTGAGCTACATCGACAAGGATGGCAACATCAAGGCCACTTATAATGTTGACTGGTGGTTCCGGAATGTTTGGATACCCAAGTTCTTCGGCAAGGGTGGAACGGTTCAAAACCTATTCGGGTACGATGACGATACCGCTGCTACAGTAGCTCTATCCATGGAAAAAGGGCCGATTTCGGCTATTACTGATGTTGACGTTGCCAACTCAGTAGCGTTGGACTTCATGTTCTTCGTTCCGGAGGAACCACGTGCAAAAACTCCTGAGGGCGTAGCGGGAGAATTAATGCTCAACTTCCTCGGCGGCGCGACCGCCAGTACGGGTATAGATTACTACAAAGCCATAGATGATCTGATGAACGGTTATACCAACCGTGCCTTAGAAAAAACGCCGAAGGTCTTTTCAAACGTGGCCAAAGCCAACCGCTTTGCTGAAGAAGGCCAGTTGAATTACGACCGCGAACTAGTTGGGATGCCTGAAGAGTTTTGGACTAGCGACAAAGTTGCGCTCCAGATGCTCGGGTTTGCCTCAACTGAAGCCAGCCAGCGGCAGGAACAGAACTATGAAGGCAGGAAGATTACGCAGAAGGTCAAGGCTTCTCGTGACGAGACACTGGCTAAGTTCCGCAAACTTGCGCTTGATAAGCACCAGTACGGGTTTACCCCCGAGGTGGCGAAGGCTCATAAAGAGTTTATGAAAGAGTGGGGCGAGTACAACAGGACGTTCCCAACCGACGTCATCAGCATCGACACGCTGTATGAGGTGGAGAGCAATGCTATCAATGCCGTACTGCGAAGTAAAGCTACCCGTGGTGTGCCGCTCGACGATAAGGGTAAGACCCCATATATGCGGGATATTCTCAAGCGCCGCGTGGAGGCAGAGAAATAAAAAGCCCCCCAGTTGGTGCAAACTGGGGGGCTAGCGGTACGAGAAGTACCGAAGGGAAGGAGCAAACTTCCTGACACGAGGTGATACTCACTGACGCCAGATACGTAAACCCCTAATCCCGTCGTAAATGACGACTTTCATCAAAATTTTTATCCGTAGACGTCCACAGACGTCCATTATGCTCCGCTTGGCCTCCACAGTGTCGAGGCAAGGGAAGAACATTGACCTACCCTTTTTGAAGGTACGCCAGTCAATGTCGTAGTCAATCTCCCCCACTCTCATCGGTCTGCTCCACCTCGTCAGTCTGCTCCGCAGCGTCGATGCCCACGATGCTATCCAAGTTAAGGAAGCCAGCCACAGACGTGTCGAACACCAACGAATAGACCCCCGGCGTGATAACCTTCATACCCTTCGATAGCCGCTTCACCTCTGGTTTGAGGTAGATACCCTGCTTCTTAAGCTGGTCTAGGGTTTCTTTGTAGTTGATTTGGGAGTCAACGCAGTCGCTCTTGAAGTGCTTCGCAGCGATGTACATGCGGTTAGTATCTGGCTCGTAGCGTACCAGTAGCTCGCCTTTCGGTTCGAGCTTTGGCATCATTGGAAGCTGGGTGCGGCGGTCTACGTTATCTTCCACTACCAATATGTTCTGCATGTGGCGGTTCAGATAATCCCCGATGATGGTCGCAAGGTCGGTAGCTGGCGGCTGCACATCTTCGCGCAAGGCCAGTAGCATCTGGCTGGCCCACTTATAGATGCGCTTCATATCCCAGTCGATGAGGCCAAGTTCCTTGGCAATCAAGCCACCAGTGATATTCGCGGAGATAACGGCAGACCAGAAGCGTTCGCGCTGCGTCAGCTTGAGTTCGCGGTCCAGCTTAGCTTGGACGTGTTTGATTGTATCAAGCACCTCCTTCTTCTTTTTGAGTAGGTAGGCGGCATAAATCGCCCCTGCATGTCCGTAGTTACCGAACAACTGGTGGTCGAACATCTGCTTCGCGTAATCCATCGGAACGGCGTCGGAATAGTCGATTTTGTATTCCAACATGCGCATGACCTCACCGTCTGGTGTAGCCTTGGCCTTAACCATCTTTTCGTAGAAGGACGCGTTCGAGGAGCAAAGACTGATTGTCTGCCACCGTGTGTTGTTCACCCGCAGCTTGTTGCCGCTGGCTTCCATGCGCTCCTTGCCCTTACCGTTTGCCATTGCGTAAGCGAAGTCGGAGAAAGCTAGCGGGGCCATGTTGGTCACTTCGTCCACCGTGTAGGGCAGGTTGTTGTACACGCCGAGGCGCATGATGCTGGCGTTTACCGTGTCCTGCGGGGTCGTGCATAGGTGCTTCGGGTGGCCCCAGACGCTGTTGCACATGTGGAGGATGGTGGTCTTACCCGTGCCGGAGTGTTGGTGGATGACGTTGATGATAGCCCCGCTCTGCCCAGTGAAGCGCAGCAGTGGTGCACCGAAGGCAGTAAGCGCAGCGAACGCGTTACCTTCAAGCCCTTCGCGCCCGTAGATGTTGAACACCTCCTTCCACTTCTCAAGCGTACCCACGGCACCCATGTGCGTGGCGATTTGTTCCGTGGTTGATGAAGGTGGGCTATAGAATACGCCCTCTGCGGTGACTTCCTTATCACCAATGATGAATTTGCTGTCATTGTCTGCCCAGCCGAATTGGAGTCTCATGAGTTCTGCCTTTGGTCCATATTGAAATGTGTCGATTGCGGAGATTAGGTATTCGCAGATAAGGTCGAAACGCTTTGAACCAACCATCACGCCTTCGCCTGATAGGATTTTACGTAGCTCTGCCTTGTCTGTGACCTTGTTATTGGGGATGATAACCTCTTTCACGCCATCGCTGGGTGTGTGCAGCCGAACAACAGCCACATCACGCTGCACGGGGTCGTGCATGCGCTTCACCACATAGAGGTCGTGTTGGTATACAAAGACTGGGTCGCCCTCATCCTTAAAGGGTTCGCGCCAGATGCCGCCTTCCTTGCCGCGATAGAACGGCTTGGGGTACTCTGGGATGGTGACCATCTCCATTTCGCCTGTGCGTTCGTTGAGCAACTCCATCGTGCGGTCTGCAACCGTAGCGCGGGGAACTATCACGCCCAAAGTTATCGGGTTCTTAATCTTCCCGAAGTGTGGGCACCCAGCGCAGCCGCCGGGATTATTCCGTTCAAAGGTGACGCAGTTGTGTGGCTGCTCGATGTGAGCAATCTTCTGCACTGTTTTCCCGGGGTCGTAATCAGGATGCTGGTTCGACAGTAGGTGGATGGATTTATCCGCGTCGTCGCAAAACTTTGCTACTGACAGGGCGTCGAACCACCGAGGTTCCGAGATAGTGGTCTGGTTCTGGTAGCAGTCGAGAAGCTGCTGGCATCCGTCACCCTTGGCGCTGCGCGTCATGATGCGCTTAAAGCTTTTACCCATGCTTTCTTGTAGGGCTTTGCCAAGGGCAGTGAGCGGACGTTTAGCTGGCAGCGGCTCCGTCGAGGGCATCTTGACGCCCAGTAGGGTCACGAACACCTCAAACGGGGTCGGCTTACCCTCATGGATTACCGATACTGTGCTAGCTGGGTTGTCCTTAAAGTTCAGGGTGTTCGGTATTCGTAGTACCCGCGACACCTCGAACACGCTGTTATCGACGTAAAGGTCATGGGTTAGGCAAAGTTCGCGCAGCCGTGCAGCCACAGGCTCCCACTGCTCACGGGTCACTTCTTCGGTCAGCGGCCAGTATACGTGTAACCCGCGCCCCGAATTGACGAGGATGGGTTTGGGTAGGCCGATAGTGCTGCAGAACTTCTGTAGCGCAGCGAGACCGGTGGCTTGGTCGATATAACCATCCGGCCTTTCAGTTTTAGGGTTTACTACTGCCTTGGTAGGTCCGCAGTCGATGTCCAGCCAGAAAGACTTGATTGCTTTTACGTTGCTCTTTTTTCGGCCTGATCCATCAGTGTACTTTGCTACACCGAAGAAAACATTCCGCTCCTGTTGCACCATTAAAGCGGCGATTTCGTCTACTTCCTCACGGGTCTCCACGAGGTACTGTCTGATATTATCGACTCCCTTGATACCAAGCACGGCAAACCATCCGGAGGATGGCTGCACAGCATTCAAGAGGTCAAATTGTGTCATGTGTGCCAGTCAGCGGAAGCTACCTTCCGCATATGCTTTTAATACCAGTAGGCTTATGCCTTAATCGAATTGGGCGATGTAGGACTCGACCAAGGTAACCAACGATTGCTGCGGGTTAGATGCACCCACAAACCAGTTGTATACCGTCTGACGAGTAACACCCATCATCTTCGCCACTACCGTAACCGGAACGTCGTGCTTAATGCACACCCGTCCGAGGCGGACACCCAACGCTTTGTTGGGTGCCCTCCGGTTAAGGTCACGCAGTCGAAGGCTGTAGCCTTGCGACATACTTAGTCCTCATCTTCTGCGTCATCGCCCCAAGCGCTCACGATAGACGCGAGGTCACCAGTTGCGGCAGGGACTTCTTCGACTGCAGTTGCTTTGGCGCTGCGCTTCACTGGTTCAGCGGGTGATTCGTCTTCATCATCCGGTTCAGCGGAACGAGTGACAGCGGGGGCAGGAGCAGGTTTAGGTGCTTCCTGCTTAGGCGCAGCCTTGGCACCATCAGTAGCAGACACGGTAAGCTGCACATACTTCTTGGTTTCGGGGTCAGCCTGTGCCGCAACAACCAGTGCGTACTCTTCGTCGCTGATGCCGCGCAGCGGCGTGAACAGCAGTTCCATGCTGTCAGCGTTCAAATCGTAGCTAATGTTGGTCACAACCGTGTCAGGGCTTTCGCCGTTGCCCAGCAGATACTTCACGTAGCTCTCGAATGGATGCACGTTGCCGTTGCCCTTACCGAAGAGCGACTTGGCTGGGACGTTGAACTGATAAACTTCACCAGTTGGGTCACCTGCAATCAGGATGGCGATGCGGCGCTGGAAGCGGCAAGCACGACCACCGTTGTCACCGGAACCCTTTACGTTCTGTGGGCAGTCTGCGCAGTTGGAGTGCTGCTTGTTGGAAGCAGAAGCTTCTGGCTTATCACCTAGGTTCGACCAGCAGTCAGGCAGCGTGGCCTTCGCATTGGGGTCATACTTACCAGCATAGAACGTGCGGCTAACCTTGGGCAGCGCATCAACGATGATGGCGTTGAACTCGCCACGGATGGCGTTACCAATCTGCTCACCGTTAATCATGCGCTTGAAGGTGCCGTTGGTGTTGGTGGCGATGCGGCGCATGTTGTTGGTGGCCGCGAGGGTCTTGGCGAGGCCAGTTAGCTCCCGCTTAGATGCGGTCGAAACTGCACCGGACTCTTTGAAAATAGAAAGATTGCTCACTTAGTTTCTCCCTTGAGGAATGTATAGAATGTTTGGGCAATGTCGATGGTAGCTTGGGCGTCAGGCTTTGTCTGGTCTACCCTGCCTCCAAGGACTTGGATTAGTGATAGCGCTTTAGTTAGCGCGTTGTCCCGAAGGTCATCTTCACGGAACAGTTGGTCTTCTTCGTCCATTGTTTCTCTCACTTAGCTGTTGGTTTACGTACTTGAATGACATACTTGCGGTCGCACTGCAGCCCAGCCGGAAAGGCTTCGGGGTTCTCTTGCAGGAACTGCTTCATGTTGCCATTGTGGATGCGCTGCTCCAAGAGTTGCGGCACATCGTTTTCTTTGATGAAGCGATACATCGTTTCCCAGTCGCTCGTCCAGTACCGAGCGTTAATACGCCGACTGATTGTGCCACTAGGTGTCTTGATGCTGTCGGCATTCTGCTCGTTGCAGATTTCCAGCAGCTTATTACTCACTGTTTCGAGTTGGTCCTTAAGGGCAGCTATCGCTTCTTTGTGCTGCTCTTCCTTCTCGTCGATAGCAGACCGGATTTTCCGGTAAACTGCCACCATATCACTAACGGGTAATTCTGTTTCGGTCATGATTGCTCCTTCGTCCTAAGACCACACCAGAATAACTTAACATTTTACAGTGTCAAGGGGTATCTGTGGCGATTTGTCTATAAAGGTCGATAATTTTTTCGTGGTTTGTGATGTTGTGCTGCAGCATGTGATATAGCTTAGCCTCTACGTCACTACCCCGAATATGGACAACGGTCATGTTGTTCTTCTGCCCCGGCCTATTGATACGGGCATTGGCTTGGAGGTAGGTTTCCACGCTCGTCACGGGTGCATACCATATAACAGTGTTAGCTGCCGTGAGCGTCAGTCCGTGCGATGCAGCCTGTGGCTGGATGATAAGCACGTGTGGGTCTTTGCGGGTCTGGAACTCCTGCACAATCTCACTGCGCCGGTTCACTGGCACCTTGCCGTTGATGACATCACACGAGATACCGTGCTTGACTAGCGCATCCTGTAGTAGCTGGATGGTGTGCGTGAAGGGCACGAAGACCAGCACCTTGTGGCTGCTCTCCTCGATAACCTCAATCACGGCCTTGATGCGGTTGGACACATCGAACTCGATAATCTCGCCAGTATCTGTGTAGACCGCACCACCGCTGATTTGCAGCAGCTTGTTAATCTTGGTCGCCGCGTTGACCGCGCTGACTTCCTCACCCGCTGCCTCGAACAACATCTCGTCCCTAAGCACCTGATAGTAGGCATGTTGCATCTTGGTTAGCGGCGCTTCACGCTCCATGTAGGTGACATCGGGTAGGTCGAGGCAGTCCTTCTTCTCGAACCGGATGGCGGGTTGAAGCACCCTGTGCACGATGCTCTCTGCCTGTGGCTTTGCTGCCCACTTAAACTGCGTCACCTTGTACATCACTTGGTCGCGGAACGAGCCGTAGTATTTGGGGCAGTTGTCGGGGTTGACTAGTTTGGCCAACCCGTAGGCGTCTAAAGGTGATTGTGCTGCTGGCGTACCAGTAAGCATCCAAAGGCGCGGCTTGGTGGCGTTGACGATGCGGCTAAGCACCTTCCAACGGTTGGTCTGTGCGTTCTTATAGGCGCTAGCCTCGTCCACCACGATTAAGTCGAAGCCACCGTTAATTATGGCATCCTCGACAACAGCCAACCCATCGAAGTTGAGGATGACGAACTCGTTGCCAGCCTTGATGATTTTCTCACGCTGCTTGGACGTACCATGCGCAACGGAGCAAGAGCGGTGCATCGCAAAGGTGAACAAGTCCTGCTGCCACGCAGCCTTCATGATGGATAGCGGACACAGCACGAGGATGCGCTTAATCTCACCCAGCTTGAGCAGGTAGTCTGCAGCCCAGATAACCGAAGCGGTCTTACCTGTACCCTGCTCGTTGAAGCAGAAAGCCTTGTCGTTAAGGGTGAGGAAGGCGGCAGTCTCTTTCTGGTGGTCGAAGGGCTTGTGCTTGCCCGACCACTGATACTGCTTCTGGATTGGGGAGGGTGGGTTGTCCACGCCAAGCTTCATGAGCGCCTTAGTTTCCTTAAGACCCCACTTCACTGCTACTTCATACGTATCCCCATCCTGCCTATATACCGCGCTCTTCTTGATATTGTCGGTAATGGTCTTGGGTTCGGTAGTCTTGACGAGTAGCACCTTATCGTCAATGCTTTGCATTATTTCTTCCGTTCTCGTTTGCTGGTTTCATCCACCAGATTATGTTTGCTGTCCCGCTTGAACGAACGGTTCTTGGCGGCGCTCTCGACGCGCAGACCCTGCTTGTTACTACCACCCTTATCGAAAGCTACCTTGTGAGCGACATCCTTGCCATCACCCTTGCTGACCTTGC